CATCGAGGACTTTGCCGATGAACTATATGCTCTAATCAATGAAGAGCTTGGCGGTGTGGCAGCATTCAGACCGTCTCAGATCGAGACACTTGCCGAGACACTGACCGGTCTTAAGAATGTAAAAGCTAAAGCCTTGGTGTATGCGTTCATGAAGCTTGGTGAAGTTGACATGAACGGAACTACCAGAATAGATGGTGTCACGACCCGATTCCATGTCTATACGACCAAAGAAGGTAGATACAAAAAGAAAGAGCTGAAGCTCGTAGAAATTGTATCTTCGACGAAAGCCATGGTCAACAAGCATATAAGTGTGAGCTAGATACAGGATCCTGTATCCAGATACAATTTTTTCGAAAGGTTTTGTATCCATGTTTTTGACAGCACTGTTACATCTGCTAATACTAGATACAAAGATACATACTTCTTATTTAGAATCTATATATATATATATGTATCGTATAAAAGAGTCTGCAGAACTTTGTATCCAATTTTGTATCTTGCCGGTTTTTCGTCGGTTTTGTACAATCCGGTTGTTGATGGCACGAAAAGGGTTAGCGCCTTCTGTACTTTTACTAATTCGTGTTGTGCGGGTACAGAACACTGCTTTATGTGAACGTGCTGTCAACACCCGTTGGGCGTTAAGCCAGCATTCGAGGATGTTGGACATGTATATTTTTCTGGCTTTCCTATACATATATGCATTGACATGTATAAAAAACAACCAAATCGAGCTCAACAACTTGTTATACAATCCCGCACATGACTGATAAGCCAAAACGAGGTCGAGGCCAACCCACCAAATACGATCCAGCATATTGCGATCAAGTGATCGAATGGGGCAAGCAAGGCTATAGCCGCGAGATGATCGCCGGTGAGCTTGATGTGTCATGGAACACACTCATAAACTGGATGGAAGCGCATCCAGATTTCTTGGCGGCCTTAGAAACTGCAAAGATGCAGGAATTGATCTTCTTTGAAAAGATTGGTATCCAGTACATGGTAGAACGGCCTCAGGGGGACAAACTAAACACGTCCATATGGTCTAGGTCCCTGGCGGCTAGATTCCCTCAGAAGTACCGCGAAAACACGAAAGTCGAAGTTACTGGTAAGAACGACGGAGCAATTCAGGTCGATGTAGTTCATGACTTTGCACAAGAGCTTATGAACGACTTGTTGTCAACAAGGCAAGCCGGTGATAAGTCAGACGATAGCTGAACAGTTTGCCGAGCGCATTAAAGCTGGGCCGAACCTGAACCATGCATCGAAGGAATGGCAAGCGGCTATCAAAGCACGCCTGAAATGGCTACAAAAAGCAAACGACCATCAGATCACGCCAAAGGGCGATTGGTGGAACATTTGGCTCTTGCTTGCTGGTCGTGGTGCTGGCAAGACACGCTGTGCTGCTGAGTGGGCGTGGTGGGAAGCATGGACTAAGCCAAAGACACGGTGGCTAGTCAGTGCGCCAACTTCCGGTGATGTTCGTGATGTGTGCTTTGAAGGTGATTCAGGGCTGATCAATGTCATACCGCCAGAGATCGTAGAAGCCTACAACAAGAGCCAACACGAAATCACGCTAAAGAACGGCTCAATCCTCAAAGGCATTGCTGCATCAGAGCCTGACCGCTTTCGTGGTCCACAGTTTCACGGTGGCTGGCTTGACGAGCTGGCTGCATGGGATTACCTTGATGAAGCTTGGGACATGATCCAGTTCGGTATGCGTCTCGGTTCACAGCCACGACTGATCTGTACCACGACGCCAAAGCCAAAGCCTTTGATTGTCGACCTGACCAACCGAGATGGTGAAGACGTGATCTACACATCGGCATCGACGTATGACAACATCAAGAACTTGGCGCCTAGTTTCCAAAAGCAGATCATGCAGTACGAGGGTACGAAGCTAGGACGTCAGGAGATCTATGCCGAGATCATCGACCCTGAAGAGTCAGGCATCATCAAACGTGCATGGTTCAAGCTCTGGCCGAATGACAAGCCATTGCCACGCTTTCAGTACGTTGTGCAATCGTATGACTGTGCCACGTCCGACAAGACCAAGAACGATCCGACCGCATGCACTGTGTGGGGTGTGTTCAAGCCAAGTGACGACAAGCCGATGTCGGTAATGCTGATCGATTGTTGGGAGGAGTACATGCAGTACCCAGACCTACGGCCTAAAGTGGTTGATGAAGCCGATGCGATCTATGGCGATGAGAACGAGTGGGGCCATGGCAAGAAGGTGGACATGATCGTGATCGAGGACAAGTCGGCAGGCATCAGCTTACTGCAAGACTTACAAAGAGCTGGCTTGCCAGTTCGGAGCTACAACCCCGGCAATGCTGACAAGATGATGCGACTAAACATTGTGTCGCCCATCATTCAACGTGGACGAATCTACATACCTGAGTCAATGACAAACCCGGGCATGGCAAGAGACTGGGCTGAACCGCTGATCACTCAGTTGTGTTCGTTCCCTGAAGTACGCCATGACGACCTTGTTGACTCGACAACACAAGCTTTGCGCATAATGCGTGACATTGGGCTCATCAGTATCGATCCAGTGTATGATGCGAACGACTCGTACGACGAGGATCGACCTAAGAGGGTGAACCCATATGCCATATGATGCACTAGGCAATTACATTCCTGGCGACGAGCCTAGCATCGACCAGATGCAATACGAGTTGGCTAAGAAGGGCCAAGCACCTCGCCCATTAGACAAAGTTACTGAGCACTTTAAGAATATAGTGACTCAGTTTAATCCGATCATGATGCCTAAAGTCATGCAAGACGTAGGTACGATCGGTGTGAATATGGCATCGCCTATTGCAAGCGTCTATACGGATATTGCGCACAACGTACAAGCAACTGGTGCCGCTGGGTTGCATCGACTTGCTGGTGACGAGCAATCAGCGCAGGAAGCTTTAAACAGAACACGACCAGTAACACCAAGCGGCTTAATGCGTGAGCCAAACTTGCCTGTTGCACGTGAATTTGAACAAGGGCTTGGTAAAGCATTCGAAGCATCTAAGTTACCGCCACTTGGACCTGGCTCAGGCATGCCAGGATCAGCGCCTGTGTCGCCAAGACCGATGTTCACGCCAAATGACTTACGTGTACTTGGTGCTGAAGCCACACGTGTTGGCAGGCAAGTTGGCGAAATACCGACCGACTTTGCAAATGCGCAATCAGGTTTGCAACGTATCGATCCAGTGACCGGACAACCTGTACTTGGCGCAAGGATACAAAGTGGCGTGGATCGTCTTGGCGATATCATGGAGCAAAGACGCATGCAAGGACTGACACCGATTCCGGGTCTACCTGCTGCATTGCAACCTGAGACCGCGATGTATGCTGTTCGGCCACAAGGCTCAAGGCTTACAACGCCTGTAGTGCCTGCAACAGCTAGAGGGTATAGCCCTCCGGTCGATCCAGCAAATGACATGTTCCGTGAAGTAACAGGGTTGCAACCTGAGCAACCAGAAGTCACGCCTACATTGTTGCATAGCTTAAATAGCCGTGTGCAATTTAACAATGTGCCAAATGAACGTGATGCAATTAACGGCTTTAGACAGTTTATGGAAACTAAAGCAAAAGAGATGTATCCAGAAGCTGAGACACCACGTCAAGCTTTGGAGATCTTTAATGCAATGCACTATGACACTCCTTCACGGCATGCTGCTGAAAATAAGATATTTGATGAGTTTATACAAACGCCGGAAGGCCAGCAACTTGTGCCAAATGCCGTATCTACAGATGAAATGGCTAAACGGCATGATGCTGCCACTGAAGGGCTTAAGAACATGTGGGGCAAGTACCTAGTTAAGAACCTAGGCACCGAAGGCAACCCATTAGTAAAAATAGCAGCCGAAAAAGGGCTTACACAATTGCCTGCCGAAGATGTGATTCGGGTTGCAAATGAAGAAGCATATGCAGCCAGTGCAAACAGACAAAAAGCCGGCATGCCAGTACAAGGCTCATTTGCTGTACCGATTGTAGAGGCCAAGACTGAAGTCCAAGCACTTAATACAAAGATAGAAGAAGCCGCAAAACGGCAAAATGAGTTATTCCAAGCCGCTCATTTAGCAAATGTCGATCCTGCAAGCATACCTGAGTATCTTGAAGCAAGAAAGCAAGTTGAGACCGACACAAAGAAACGAAACACATTACAAAAGAAGCTTGATAACTTAACACTTGCTAGTGCATATGAGGCACTTGAGGATGCGGCTGTTAAGCCTATGCCTGCTGAAACACTATTAAAAGAGATGCAGCCTTCTGAGCGTGCGTTCTATCCTGGATTAAAAGAATCAGCTGTTCGTGGTGAAACTAGTTATAGATCAGCGATCGGTGCAATTGAGAACACAGGCTTTATACAAGCGGCTGAGAAGTTCTACAATGATGTGCTTAAAGGCAAGATTCCTGCTGACAAAGCTGCAACGTACCCGGTTGATAAGTACATTCGTGAGAATGCTGAAGCCCGTATAAAGGTTGAGCAAGCCGAGAAAGCTAAGCTTGCCGAGCACAAGAATGCTGTTATACAGAGTCTGAAAGATAGCGCTAATGCACTACCTGCTGATAAGAAGTTTGGCAATGTTGGTGTGGTTGAGCTTACGAAAGATACGCCAGTCAACATAGCAAATAGAGAAGTTGCCGCATCGACCGAAGCACTTGATATTTGTATTGGTGAGGGTGGTAGTGGCTCAGGTACTAAGAATCTATTTACAGGTAAGAAAGATCCTCGGTACACACCGATCGTGAACTTGCTTACCGGTGAACCAAACCCCAATGCTTCACGTCATACAAGCGGCTATGTGACTGAGTTGCAACGTGGTGAGCAATTGCCAATGTTCCGAGACATTGAAACAGGGTTGCCGATTGCGGCATTACAGTTCCATACTGCATCGAGCATGCAATCCACTGGTCAACCTATGTTTAACATTGGCTATGCATCAGGGGCAGGCAATGGTCGTATAGAAGCTAAGTATGTTAATGGTGTACGTGACTACTTGAATTCAAGAGCTAATGACATAGCAGGCATTGGCAACAACCTTGAAGACAACACAGGCATTTACGATACTACAAACAGAAGTAGTTTAGGCAAAGCTCGTAGATATGCGCAAGTTAGTGAGTCCGAACTAAAAGCAGTGGATTGGGACTCAATGCCACGATTTATGACAGCTAACGACATCAAGCAAGCTGTTCAAGGTAGTGTGCCTGTTGCGCCACAACGATCATTGTCACTTCAAGAAGACATTGCGCAACTTAAAGCCACACTGATAGACAACATTGAAACAGTTGTTAATGATGCCGTGAATCATTCCAATTTAGTAAATCCTGAAGAACTTGAAAGAAGACTAATTGGTACATTTTCTGCAATGCAACAACAATCTTTTTCTACATTCTTTGATGACCCCATAGGCTCAATGAATCAGTCTCTTGATTTGCTTAGAGATCAGATTGATAGACGTAGCAATAATGCTTCTGAGATATCGCAAGAGATGGTCGATGCGCTTGACAACTATGCGGCTGAACTTGAAGCGGCTCGTGATGAGCTGCTTGCACAACAGCACAGAGATTTACAGCCTGCACCTCAAGCACCTACACGTCAAATCACTGAAGAGAATTTACGCGATGCAATGTTGTTGAACATGCCTGTTGAGCAAGTGACTGCATCTAGTATGCTTAGTCACACGTTTAACAACAACTTTGATGCTGAGCGATTTAGAACTGATCCAAGAAGCGTGATCAATGGTGCTCGAGAAGAGCTGTTATCCGCATTACAGCGTTTTGAAGAAATAACCGACATAAATGAGCTAAGAAACTTTGGGTTTGACGATTTTGCTGAACGTGACCAATGGGTTGTTGAAGTTAACGACACAGTAGATCGCTTAAATCGGTTAGAAGATAGTTTACAGCAACCGACTACACCTGCACCTGTGCCACAAGTTGCACCGATGCAACAAGCAGAGCAATTGCTCCAGCAAATTGAGCGACCATTACGAAGCACTAATGATGGAATTGTGAATGATGCATTGCAAGAGTTTGCAAGAAATTTACAGCGGTTTGCTTCAACTCAAATGCAAAATGGCATGGAGCCTGTACAAATTGCTTCTGGCGTTCGTGACACAATGAACACACTAAGAAACATGGTGTTAACGCAGCCTACAGATCTCACACGTAACTTCACGCCAGATCAACTAGGCGACTATGTAAGTGCACTAAGACTTGGTATTGACGGCATAGGCCAATGGATAGAAACACAGAACCAACAAGCAATTGCGACACCAACGGCAAACTTACCTGCTGAAGTACAACAAAATATCGCGCAAAGAAATCGTCAAATTACAAGTGCATATCAAAGACCGCTTGATCCAAATACAGCATTTAATGCCACCAATGATGCTTTAAGTGAGTTTATAGACTTATTAGACAACATGGCAACAAACTTGTACGGTAACGGATTAAGTTCAGCTGAGATTGTTGAGCATTTACAAGGGCGCGTTAGATCTGAGATTATGGTGCTTAGCGACCCTAATCGTGTTGCTAGTCGTGGTCTTAATGTCGCTGAAGCCAATACACTGAGCAATCGCTTAAATGATGCGTATGGCAACTTAGCTACGATACATGATCAATTAGCTGCACCACCACAAGCACAAGGCGATCAGATAGCCAGACGTCTTGTTGATGACTCAATTCAAGCAGCACTTACACCAAACACAGGTAGCCAAGCAGTTGATGCATATCTGTCGCAATACAGTGATACATTGATGGATCAATTAGCCTCGTACGAAAATCAAGGCATTGCGCTACCTGAAGTCATAACAAGGCTGCGTGACGAAATACAAAGTCACCATGATTTACTGATACGATTAGAGCAGTCTGCCACTGAGACAGGTCTTACACCGATGGAAAGTCAAATGGTGCGAAATCGTCTTTCATCCGTGCTTGGTGGCTTTCCTGAGCCGATGGTTGAACTTAATTTTGAGCCTGACACTATGCACGGTGCAAATGAGCCGTACACAATGCAAAGTGCTGTTGACATGGCACGTGATGTGTTTGAACAAGAGCGCACTGATGCTAATAACTTTGATATACCAAGCATAGAGCAGTCGATATATGCACTTCGTGAAGGCTTGTTTGATGATGACCGCATTCGACGATTGCCTGAGAATCAACGCCAATCGTTCTCAGAAGACGTAGCATTCCGTTTGCAGAACATGCTTGACGACATAAATGCACGAAACCGTCCGCCTGGTCGAGAGCTTGTTGCTGACCCTGAGCGCTCTCGTGAAGCAATTGACAATGCATTAGCAAACATTGAAAATGACTACGGTGAAGATGTAGCAAATCGTGTGTATGCAATCACTCAAGATATTTCAGAGCGTATTAACCCAGGTGATGAGCTTAGTGAGTATGTATTTCAGTTACGTCGACCTAGAAATGGCGTAAGGCAAGATGTTCGTGACGGGCTGGATCATATTGCCGAAGAGCTTGAGTCTATTGCTCGTGAACGTATGAACTTAAAT